CGAGCATTCGCGGAGTCACTAAGTGAAGCTGACTCTAAATCTGAGATAGTTCCGGGTGCATTAATTTTCACTGCTTTCTGCACTGTTGGTGCAATCTTATTAATATTCGTAACACGTCCATTATTCCGTTTATTAGCACGCTGACGTAAACGGCGCGCTCTATTGCGCTCAGTCCTGTTGACATTGAAGACAGGTATAACCCCGTCAATTCTTTGATTTGGTATATTGTTTCTGGATACATTCATACTTTTAATTTATGTAATCCCTATTCAGGTCGTCCAATCGTAATACATATAAAGCTGTCTATCTGTAATAAAAGGTGAAACATCAATTTTAATTTTACTTTCAATGAGAAGCTGTCTTTCAACACTAATATCCCATGATAGATAGTAATTAAATCTCGTTTCATTGGAAATTGTGGCAGGTTCCGGACAACGCCAGAATCTTTGTTTTTCTAGAATTATACGCTGTCTGCGAGCCAAAGTTAATTCTTTAGCTTTACCACCAGCTTTAATAAGTTTCTCCGCAACAATATATCCAATTGGCAAACCATAATTACAAGCACGTTCGCCTAAACCAAGACTTTTAACATATCTTTTCATGAATTCAACTCCTCTACTGCCGACATACCACCCATCACGGTTGAGAAGACGCAAAGGATTTCTTGCCATAACCCAACCATAATCAGTTAAAACTGGCCTACATTGACAATATTCTAATCTATTGAAATCATCAGTATATTCAAATTTAATATCAAAACCTAATTGAGAAAAGATGCTAACATTCTTAGCCTTATTGAGGTCTTCACTCTCTATAATGATAACTGAATCATCACCATTAACCGACAAACTGTATTTAGTAATACCGACAGAACGAAGATAAATTACAAGGCAAGCATACATTATTAGACAATTACCTAAACCTGTATCCATGTCACCACTCATTCTCGTTCCATTGGTACTAAAACTAATACCGCGTCTAGAATAACCTCTATTTTGATATGTATGTGACCAAAGCCATTTAACATATTTCCTCTCTTTAGGATGTTTTAATAATTTCATATAAAATTCCAAAGTTAATTTAAGAAAAGTAACTGAAACATGGCTATCAAACTTAGAGGCATCAAGCATTAGAAAATTTGGTTTATGGAAAAATGTACTTTTAGTGTACAAATCCTCAGCCAAATCATGTAAGTTGCTACCTTTACCAAAGATTTTCGTGTGATATTTATCTTTCATTTGATAAATTTGACTCTCTACAGCATGTGTAAATCTACCCATTTCAAGAGCTCCAGTTTCTTTTCTATATTGTATCAATCGGGGTGCTTTACATTCAACATTCAAATTATTGGTTTCTTTATCATCTTTACAGAAAACACTACATATAAAATCAGATCTCTGTATTTTCCTACTTTTAAGTGTTTCAAAAGCTTTATTATAACGTCTAAACCATCTACCTTTATAATGTGAAACAACTTTAAATCTTGACAGCAATTCTATATTACGAGGACAATCTTTATGTTCAAACAATTCATCAAAAACTTTTCGTACTTCATTGGTATCATA